TGGTCTTTCTGGGCTTACCTTGGAAACAGAATAACGATAGGAAGCCTCGTATTCAATGTGCGGGGCTTCTTTTTATTTGAAAGGAGAAAAAATTATGCTGAAGAAAACCATTCCCTATATCGATCTGAACGGTGTCGAAAGAAAAGAGGATTTCTATTTCCATCTGTCAAAGCCGGAAATTGTCAAGATGCAGACAAGCGTGAAGGGCGGCTATGATGTACAGCTCAAAAGTATTGGTGCCGGCGCTGATGGCGGCCAGATTATGGAATTCTTTGAAGATCTCATTAAGAAAGCTTACGGTGTCAAGAGTGAAGATGGCCGTCGCTTTATGAAGTCTGAGGAGATTTCCAGATCCTTTATGGAATCTCCTGCTTATGAGATTCTCTTTGAGGAACTGGTTACGAATGACAAGACAGCAGCAGACTTTGTGAATGCGGTGATGAACATCGGCAATTCTGCCACAGCTCCTGCAATTGCAGCAAACACTCAGAATTAATGGAGAGGTGAGAGATGCTCCGAATCACAATACCATCCACGGAATTCTGGGATGAGGTGAAGCAAGAGTTTGTTTACACAAAGGCTCAGACCTTGCAATTGGAGCATTCTCTTGTTTCTCTTTCAAAATGGGAATCGAGATGGAATAAGCCGTTTCTGACGAAGCAGGAAAAAACTTTGGAAGAAACCATCGATTATGTAAAATGTATGACTCTTACACAGAACGTGAACCCGGAAGTTTATAACTATCTGACAAACAGCAATATCAATGAGGTCAATCGGTATATTGCTCTTCCTATGACTGCCACCCGGTTTTTCGAGGAGAAAAAAACGCAGGGAAGCAGAGAGCAGATTACGGCAGAACTCGTTTATTACTGGATGATAGCTTTAAATATTCCATTTGAATGTCAGAAATGGCATCTCAATAAACTGTTTACTTTGATAAGAGTATGCGATGTGAAGAGCAGGCCGCCGAAGAAACATAGCCGCAGAGAAATTATGAAACGGAATGCGGCACTAAATGCGGCCCGTAAAAAGAAATGGAATACGAAAGGGTGATTACTATGAGTAACAGCAGCTTGGTGAATTGTACGGTAAAAAGTCCAAACCATAGTGGAGCCAGAACGCATTCAATCGACCGGATCACTCCGCATTGTGTGGTCGGTCAGCTTTCAGCGGAATCTATTGGGGGCTGCTTTGACAGTAGTAACGTACAGGCTTCTTGCAACTATGGAATTGGTAGTGACGGACGTGTGGTTCTTTGCGTGGATGAAGCAAACAGAAGCTGGTGTTCTTCCAGCAATGCGAATGATCAGCGTGCTGTGACGATTGAATGTGCCAGTGATATGACTCATCCGTATGCCATGACTGATGCAGTATATGAAAAGCTGGTTGCTCTGTGTGTTGACATCTGCCGGAGAAATGGTAAGACAAAACTCCTTTGGTTTGGCGACAAGGACAAATCTCTGAACTACAGTCCCAAATCAAACGAGATGATCCTTACGGTTCATCGGTGGTTTGCCAACAAATCTTGTCCTGGGGATTGGCTGTATTCCAGGCTGGGGAATCTTGCGAATCGGGTAACTGCTCAGCTTGGCGGAAGTACGACTGACAGCGTCCAGAAAACCTACAAAACTGGACTTTACAAAGTCAACATCGGTGATTTGAATATTCGCAAAGGCCCTGGGACGAATTACGGAACCAATGGGATGATTACTGACCGAGGTACTTACACGATTACTGAAATTCAGAACGGTTACTGGGGCAGGTTGAAATCCGGTGCAGGATGGATCAGCGTTCATGAAGCTTACTGTACCTATAAAGGCGCAGCTTCTTCTGATTCTGGTGGATCAGTAGAGAAGCCTTCTGGAAATTTTCTGGTTCAGGTGGACATTTCCGATCTGTATATCCGTAAAGGTCCCGGAACGAATTACGGAACCAATGGTTTCTGTCCGAAAGGAGTCTACACCATCGTCGAGGTTAAAACTGGCGCTGGTTCTGATGCTGGATGGGGTAAGTTGAAATCTGGAGCAGGATGGATCTCACTGGATTACGCAACTCGAATTTAAAGAGGATACACGATGATAAGTTTCAGACAAAAGGGTGACTTCTCCAAGTTGACACGCTTTCTGGAGAGAGCAAAAGAAGCGGTTCACATCGGAGACCTGGACAAGTTTGGTAAAGAGGGAGTAGCCGCCCTTGCGTCTGCAACACCAGTGGATTCTGGGGAGACGGCGAATTCCTGGTATTACGAAATTGAGAATCGGAAAGGTTCGGTTACAATTTCATTTCATAATTCAAATGTTCAAAATGGAGTTCCAATCGCTGTTATTTTGCAGTATGGACACGGAACTCGAAACGGCGGCTGGGTACAGGGGCGAGATTACATCAATCCTGCTATCCAGCCTATTTTTGACGAAATTGCAAATAACGCATGGAAGGAGGTTACTAAGCTATGAGTAAGACGATTGATGAAAGAGTCGTTGAAATGCGATTCGATAACAAACAGTTTGAGCAGAATGTTCAGACCAGTATATCTTCAATTGAAAAGCTCGAAAAAAGCTTAAACTTAAAAGGTGCCTCCAAAGGATTGGATGACGTTAATGCCGCAGCAAAAAATTGCAATATGACTCCGCTTTCCAATGCGGTCGAAACAGTAAAGATGCGATTTTCGGCGTTGGAAGTCATGGCAGTTACGGCTCTGGCGAACATCACAAATTCAGCGTTAAATGCTGGTAAAAATATTGTTTCTGCACTGACAATCGATCCGATTAAGACTGGATTTCAGGAGTATGAAACACAGATCAATGCAGTTCAGACTATTCTTGCCAATACACAGAGCAAGGGGACAACCATTGACCAGGTAAATGCTGCTCTTGATGAGTTGAACAAATACGCTGATCAGACGATTTACAATTTTACGGAAATGACCCGTAACATTGGTACTTTCACGGCTGCCGGTGTTGACTTGGATAAATCAGTAACGTCAATCAAAGGTATTGCCAACTTAGCAGCAGCTTCGGGTTCTAATGCTTATCAGGCCAGTACCGCCATGTATCAGCTTTCGCAGGCGATTGCAGCGGGCAAGGTTAGTTTGCAAGATTGGAATTCCGTTGTAAATGCTGGAATGGGCGGTCAGCTATTTCAAGATGCCTTAACTCGAACCGCAGAACATTTCGGAACCAACATGGACGCGATGATTGAACAGTATGGTTCATTCAGAGCTTCTCTGACCGAAGGTGGATGGCTGACAACAGAGGTGTTGACCGAAACTCTGACACAGTTGTCTGGAGCTTACTCGGAAGCAGATCTTATCGCTCAGGGATATACGGAAGAACAAGCTAAAGAGATTACAAAACTGGCTCAGACAGCATTGGATGCAGCTACCAAGGTAAAGACATTCACGCAGTTATGGGACACCTTGAAAGAATTTGTTCAGTCTGGTTGGACTCAGAGTTGGGAAATCATCATTGGTGATTTCGAAGAGGCAAAAGAACTTTTAACTGAGGTTAGCAACGCCCTTGGCAACATGGTAAATGCTTCTGCCGAAGCGAGAAATAAGATGTTGCAGGATTGGAAAGATCTTGGCGGACGAACTGCGTTGATTGAAGCAGTAAGGAATGCTTTCGAGGGTGTTTTAAGCATTATAAAGCCAGTTAAAGAAGCGTTTAGAGAAGTCTTTCCGCCGATGACTGGAGAACAGCTTTACAATCTCACTGTAGGATTACAGGAACTAACAGAAAAATTCAAAATGGGCGAAGAAACAGCGAATAACCTGAAGAGAACATTCAAAGGGGTATTCGCTTTATTTGATATTGGACTTCAAGGTGTCAAAGCGCTTGTTGGTGGATTTGCAGATTTGATTGGTTATGTGGCTCCGGCCGGAGATGGAATTCTTGGGTTTACAGCCAGCGTTGGAGATTTCATTGTTGGTATTGATGAAGCTATTAAATCGTCTGATGCCTTTAACAAAGCTATCGAAGGAATCGGGAATTTCCTGAAACCAATTGCGGATGGAATAAAGACTTTTGTAAAAACAGTTGCCGATGCGTTCAGCGAGTTTGCGAATGTTGATACCAGTGGTCTCGATAATTTTGCGGATAAGGTACAGACTCGGTTTGAACCGTTTGTAAAATTAGGAGAGTTGGTAAAGAAGGCATTTGAAGGAATTATTGGGATTGTCGAGAAGGTAGCGCCTGTTTTATCGAAGCTGGGTTCCATTGTCGCAAATGCGTTTGGAAACCTTGGAGAAGCAATTCTTACAGCATTTGATACAGCGAGTTTCGATCCGATTTTGGACTTAATCAATACGGGATTGTTTTCTGCAATTCTGATTGGAGTGAAAAAATTCATTGACTCTTTATCGGAGATCACAGAAAATGGCGGCGGAATTCTTGGTTCGTTCAAAGATATTTTGGATGGAGTTAAGGGGAGCCTCGAAGCATGGCAGTCGAGTCTAAAGGCCGGGACTCTTCTGAAAATTGCCGGCGCTATGGCAATCCTGACCGCAGCGATTGTGGCATTGTCTCTGGTTGATTCCGAGAAGCTAAATGCGTCCTTGGGGGCTTTGAGTGTTCTGTTTGTTGAACTGCTTGGTTCAATGGCCATCTTTGAAAAGATAATGAACGGAGCAGCAATCAAAGGAATGGGACAGTTGACCATTGCGATGATTGGGATGTCTAC